TCGTTCCACCCTTCTAGCCTCACGAATCCGTGGGGCTTTTTTTGTACCCAAAAACAGCCCCGTAGGAGGCAACATGTCCACGAGCCTTGCTCGCCGGTTCAAGTTCCAGGTATCCACAGACAATGTGTCCTGGCTTTCCATCGCCGGTATCACCGACCTCTCCCCGAACGAAACCCCCACCCTCGTCGCAGCCGACGACTACGACTCGAACGGCTTCTCCAACTGGGAGAAGACCATGACGGGCGCGAAGGTCGTTGTGAAGGCGAACCGCAAGACGACCGCCGGCACGTTCGACCCGGGTCAGGAACTGGTCCGTCAGACCCGCTTCCAGTTCGGCGACCAGGCCCGCATCTACATCCGCTGGTACGACCGCAATGGCGCCGCAGAAGCCTACTCGGGCCGGGCCCTTGTTGACTGGCAGCAGTCGAAGACCGGTGTCGCCGACCTCGAAGAGGTGACCCTGACGTTCACCATTGACGGCGTCCTCGCTTCGATCTCGAACCCGTGGTCGGCGTCCGCTGTCCCGGTCATCGCGTCAGCGACCCCGTCCGGCGTCTCGGTGGGCGGTCAGGTGCAGATCACCGGTGGCGGGTTCAATGGCACCATCGCCACGACCGGAGTGAAGTTCGGCGCGACGAACGCGTCCTCGTGGACCGTCGTGTCGGACTCCACCATCGTCGCGAACATGCCCGCTGGTTCCGCTGGTGCGGCGAACATCACGGTCACGAACGCCGCCGGCGCTTCGACCGCGTTCACCTACACGCGCGGCGCCTAGCCTCTAGCGCCCCCAACACCTGGGGGCGGGTTGCGTGAGAGTGGCCCGTCCCCAGCACCACCCCTAACTCTCACACCCCACTCTCACAAAGGACTCTCACCATGGCTTTGCGCCCTTACGAAGACATTGTCGGCCCGTTGGTTATCCCGGTCCGCGGCAAAGAATACACACTCCCCACCGTGTCCCTTCAGGACGGTTTGCGGATCCACGCCGCGACGTCCAAGGGTGAAGACCTCTCCCTCAATGACCTCGCCGAGATCATCCTCGGCGGCACGAAACAGACCATGCTAGACGACGCGGTCCCGCCGTCCGTGGTTGACCGCGCCCTCTGGGCTGGCATCGCCGACTTCCAGGCGGGCCGCGAAGCCGCAGAGCAGGTCTGGGAGCACGGCGTCCCAAAAGCCGTACTGGAGGAACTGGCGACAGTCCTTCAGGCGCAGACGACCCCGCAGGCCGCGGCGACTACGACGCCGGCACCGGACTCTGGGAATGGTACGACCGCCCCGCCGAAGAGGGCGCCCCGGTCTCGTGGGAACAAATCCTCGAAAACTTCCCCCTGATCATCGCGGACTTCGCTTCCGAGTACGGGATCAGGATCCACCGCGAACCGCCTACTTGGGCTGAGTTCCGGGACCTCGTGTACGGGCTACTCCAGACGTCTGAGTCCCGGCTGTGGAGGGCGACCCGCCCCGACGAAGACGAACCACCACCACCACAGGAGTAGCCATGACCGGCCCCACAACCACGGGTAGCATCGACGCGAAACTTACCGTTGACGACTCCGACTTCAAAAGGGGCATGGCCGAGGCGAAGGTCGAGGCTAAAGAGGTAGGGGCACTCGAACCCACGGTGAAGGTCGACGCGAACGTCGGCCCGGCACTGGCGAAACTCGACGCGGTAGCCCTCGCCGAACGCAACCTCGACGTCGCTTACCAGCGGACCGCGATCTCGGGCGAAAAACTTTCGCAGGTCACGAAGAAGTACGGCGAAGACTCCGTCCAGGCGGCGTCCGCGCGCCTCACGATGACCCGGGCCACGAACGCCGAATCCGACGCCGAGGCGAAACTCTCCGGACTGCGGCGCCAGTCGACCGCCGACGCTGACAGGGACACCGAAGCGACGAACCGGTCCACGCAGGCGAACAACCGTCGCGTCTCCGGCCTTCAGGTACTCCTTGCCCTTGCCCCATCCATCCTGGCCGCAGCGGCACCCATCGCGGGCGCCGCCGTCGGCTTGGGTGCGGCATTCGGCGTCATGGGTATTTCTGGTGTCCTCGCGATCAAGGGCATCAAAGACGAAATGGCGGACGGCACCGCCGTTGGCAACACCTATGCAGTGGGTTTGTCGTCCCTCAAGGGCAATCTCGATCAGCTCGCCTCGACGTCCGCGACCTCCATGCTGTCCGCGTTCAACCAGTCAGTCGGCGACCTTGACGCTCGCATGCCAGCCTTGACGACCATGGTCGGTTCCGCGTCCGCCGCACTCGGAACCATGGGGAGCACCGCCCTCCGAGGGGTCCTTGATGGGCTCCAGACCATGAACCCGCTGCTACAGGCCGGACAGGCCGAACTGTCCCAGTTCGTGACCTGGCTATTCAGCTTCAACGGCACGAACGGCTTCACCCAGTTCATCAACTACTCCATCGACAACCTGCCTTCCGTGATGCACCTGATTGAGAACCTGGTGGTCACAGCGGGCCGCATCCTCGAAGCGTTCGCCCCGCTCGGACCAGTGATGATCGGCTTCCTTAATGCCCTCACTGACGGGCTCAACAGCCTGCCGCTGCCGGTCCTTGCCGGGCTGGTGACCGCAGCCACCCTCATTGGGCCGGCCCTGCGCCTCGCCTTCGCACCCGGGGTGTCGGCACTGATTATCTCCGTAGGTGAGGCTATGGGGTTCACGGGGGTCATGGCTAACCTCGCCGTCCCCGTCGTCGGCATCCTCACCGCGGCACTCGCCGGCGTGGCGGTCATGTCCGTCACGTCCGCCATGTCCACGAACACCCAAGCCGACGCGACCAAGAACGCGACCCGCGCAGCCCAGGACTACGCGACGGCATTGCAGCAGGACAACGACGCCATCGGCGAAAACGTCCGCCGCGTGGCAGCGAAAGCGTTGCAGGACTCCGGTGCGCTGGCTGCCGCTCGGACACTGGGCATCGAAATGGGCACCGTCACGGACGCCGCTACTGGCAATAGCGCCGCTATGGCTAAGGTCCAAGGCGTCATGACGGCCGTGTCCGGTGCTTGGGGTGACTCGTTGGCGTCCGGGCAGAAGATCCCGCAGGTACTCCAGGACCAGTTCGCCGCGATGCAGGTCCTTTATCCGGCGCTCGGGTTGCAGAACCAGGCGCTTGGTGAGGCCAAGGTCAAACAGGACGAGCTCGCCGCAGCTTCCCGCGGGCAAAGCTCGGCGACTGGGGAATTGGCGGCGTCCTACGGAACGACTGTTGCGGCGCTTCAGTCAGCGCAGGCGGCTGAGGATAAGGCGGGCCAGTCGACCGCTGACACGACGATCAAGATGCAGTTGCAGAACGACGCGGCCGGGTTGCTGAAGACTACTCTGGACGCCCTGAACGGCAAGGCAATCTCAGCCGCTCAGGCACAGAACGCCTTTGATTCATCCTTGGCGAACATGGGTGATCACGTCGACAAGGTCGGCAAGAAGGTCAAGTTCACCACGACGTCGATCTCTGACATGTCGGCGGCGTCGGTCGCGCTCCGGGGCCAGCTCAACGGGCAGGTTTCCAACCTCATGCAGGTCGTGGAGGCTAACGGCGGGCTCGCGAACTCAACGGGCAAGGCCCGGCAGCAGATGGTCACCATGCGGCAGCAGATCATCGACAACGCCGTAGCTCACGGCGTCGACCGGGCTGCTGTCACTGCGTACATCGACAAGCTCATGGCGATCCCCAAAAAGGTCCCGCCGACGAAGCTTGACGTCGACAACGCCGGCGCGAACGCCAAGATCGCGTACACGAAGTGGCTGCTGGACTCGCTACACAGCAAGACGATCTTTGTCGACGTGCAGCGATCCGAGTCGGTCAACACCGGCAGGGGAGCGGCGAAGGGCGTTGGCAAGCCGACCGCTTACGCGCATGGCGGCATGGTCAACTACCTCGCTGACGGCGGGTTCCCGGACTTCAGGCCGCAAGGGTCGGACACGGTCCCTGCGATGCTCACCCCGGGCGAGATTGTAATGAAGCGCGCGTCCGTGCAGTCCATCGGCGCGGGGAACCTCCTCGAAGCGAACCGGACCGGCAAACTGCCCTCGCAGGGTGGCTCCACTAGCAGTACCGAGCAAGTCATTCTCAACCTCACAGTCCCGGATAAGGCGACCGCCAAAGACTACTTTGACGAAGTCCGGTTCCAACTCAGACAACGGAACCGCGGAGGTGCACTCGCGTGATTTTTAAAATCGGGAAAACGACGTTCAACGACGGCGGCCTACTGAGGGTCAGGGCGTTCACAGCCGGCGCCTCCGATGTGGTCGTCCAGGACGCCCAACGGGCACAGCGGGACGGCATCATCGTGGGCCGGGACTACCTCGGCGCCGCAGTGTGGGCGTTCGACATCGACACCCGCGCCGGCGGTGAGG